CATATATTAATTATTTCGAAAAGGTTCCTGATCATGACGTCTCTTTTATATTTATAATACCGATAGACGCGGTACTAGACATCTTTCACAAACTGAAAAATGCAACTGTTATGACGGTATGCGAAACTGATACTGTTCATAAGAGTTACAGTCTCTTACCGACTGATAGGACTATTTTTGTACCGTCTATATTCTGTCAAGAGGTTCTGCAGAATCAATTCAAAACTCATAAATTTTCAGTGCTTCGTCACTGGACAGATCCAAATCCCCAAAAGTCGCAAGTGAAATTGATTGAAGATGCATACGTATTCTACACGATAGGAAACGTAAAGGATCCGCGTAAAAATTTGAAATTGTTGTTAGAAGCGTTTGTGCGGTTGAATCTCCCGAGAGCTCATCTTCTGATAAAATCGAGCTGTACGAGTAACCTTAACATAGACATTCCAAATGTGACGGTAATCAACGAGGGTCTTGTATCAGATACATTCATGGAGGAAATTCACTCTACAGGTGACTGTTATGTAAATTGTAGTCACTCGGAAGGTGTTGGGATGGGTACAGTTGAAGCTGCTGTACACGACAAACCAATCATTCTCTCAGAATATGGGGGTGCCAAAGAGTATGTTGATACCCCATTCATCATAGAGTGTGACAAGGGTCTGGTTGGGTACAACGACTTTCTATTCGAGCCTAACATGTCATGGGGACATCCAAGACTTGAATCTCTCATGGCCCACATGAAGCATTGTTATGAGAATGACATTTGCACATGGGATCACACACGTACAAAGCAGTTACTGGGGAGCCTTCCCCCAATTGTTGAGTATATAGTCTGTAATCCAGTACACCAGGGCCGTTATAATAAGAGTTGAAACCATCATCTCCTTCTGAACCCCAGTGTACATCACTGCATCGTCAATCACGTCTGTACCCGTAGGGCTGAGATTGGGCAGTAGCTGAGCAACTGCTGAGGTTACAATCAAAGTCACCAGAAGACGATTCATTTTATAGAGTGCCTAGAACAAAAACCACACTTGATCGCCCTGAAGGAACAGGGGACACCAGCCATAGTCTTCGCCTTGCACTTTTGTGTACCTGGTGGAGGAGGCAGTGTGTCAAGCACAATGATCTTTCTTCTCTCCTGCTTGAGAGCATCGTGGTGCTCGAGAAACTTCTTCTTTGCCTGCTCAGCCATGGTTGTATACTTTAGGCTTGTGCACGTTACTTCGGCGAGCTTCAAACATGCTTTTTCTTGAGGATCATTAGGATGGAGCGTCTACCTCTTTTTGCGATAGGGCCTCAGAACATACACTCTACTGAGTCATTGTGGGATCCAGTATACAAGCAACACACCAAGTTTGAACTATCTCATATAGTTGTACCAATTGATGGACGGGTGTTCCTTGGTAACACTGTAACAATTGAATTAAAGCCGACAACGCTCGGCGATCTTCTCAGTAATATGTACCTGCACTGTTCACTTCCTCCTGGAACATATGCACCAAACGTCGGAAGATCGATTATGAAAAGAGTTGACATGATTATAAATGATCAAATCATAGAATCTCTGACGGACGATTGGTACCATATAAGAGACGAAACGTTTCTTGATAGCGATGAAAAGGTGAATATACAGAGCGTATGCGATGACCCGAATGAGATGTACATTCCATTCGACTTTTTCTTCTGCAGGCGGTTCTCACATGACAAGACGAGACCGAGTCAATTCTTCCCATTATGTGCACTCTCATCTCAAAAGATTTACATACGAATCACATTCAATCCTGGCTCGTGGTTCAGCACAACTCCAAACATAGAACTCTTGAGACCAGAGCTCGTACTCGAGCAGATACAACTCACAGACGAAGAGAGGATATACTACAGAACACGGAAGATAGACATGGTCATACCACGGATAAAGCAAGAGTCTGTCGCACCATTCAACACTGGATCACTGTCGGTGCCACTTACTGCCAATTTTCCAGTTCAGACTCTTTTTTGGTTCTTCAGGAGAAAGAGTTATGAAATAGATGCTTCGGAATACACAAATAGGTATACATATGGATACAAGGACAATTCCAGATATGGTCTACCTCTGCCAGGAACAGGGACCAAGTTCAACGACGCAATAAAACAGGCTACTCTGTACCTCAACGGCATAAATGTACTCGGCACATTTCAGGGTGGTCTCTACTACAGATTTAAACAGCCAATGTCACGAGGCTTTTCTGTACCAATAAAGGACATCTACATGTATTCATTTGGTCTCGATTCAGGTCAAGGGACTGCAGACTTTTCAAAACTTGATTCATCCAAGACAAATTTGAGCATAGACTTTGTTGACAAGTACTCATCGCAAATCAGTCTCAATTTCAACATGTACATATATTATTATGGGTGGACACTTCTGACTTTTCAGGGAGGGGCTGGGTCATTATCATATGTCGGATGATACCATTCACAATGCACCACTTTATAAAGTTGAGCTGACCGACTGTTGTGGTAAACTCTTTGAACTGTATGCGTTCTGTTCGACAAAATGGGTCAAACAGTTTTTTAGAGTAGCCGTTGAGACTGCTCTTATATTCAACATGCACGGGAAATCCCATGATACGAACCTCTTCAGATTTGGAGTGTTTCGTTACAAACCACTCTATACTTCGTAGGCTTATACCCATTCTGTGGGACAATACATCTGAAAGAATTTTGTAATTTTCCTCCTCGTCAAAAAATCGCGTCAATGACTCCAAGAGAATCTCTGATCTGCTCATCTGTTTCCCTATGTTCACGTGTCTTGTTATTCTTAGGAGCTTTTGCCACTGGTCTATGAATATGACAATATCCACTGTGTTTTCCTTTGTTTTTGCATGGCTTACCAGTCTTTGAATGACCCTTGCACGGCATATTCTCAGGTGGCGCGTCTGCGCGTATCACCTTGTAAACCTCTCTCTCTGTGGTGAAAAAATGAGAAGCGAGTTTGGAAACATACTCTGCCAGGCGCCTCTCAATCTCCGTCTCAATCTGAGCCTCAATGAGCTCTGCAAACGTACCCATTTGACATATCAGAGCCCCGAAATTTTAGGAGGTGCAACATATTATACACATTGAACATATCGGCCAACTCGGGTCCGTATTCAATGTCTATGATACCGTGCAAATTGTCAAATTCATCAGACCATGAAGTGCTCTTCATAATCTCAAGTATATAAATAACCTCTCTCGAATGTATACCACTGTCAAGTGCAAGAGAGATTGAATCTAAATTCCAGTACGCAGTGTTTGCACCCCTCGAATCAAGATACTCTTCATAGTCACTCATACTCGTTTCAATACGAGACCCCTTCATCGAACGCAAGATGTCTGCGAGCGCACCGCTTGGCCACATTTTCTTCAAACTCACGCCATTCCTCTAGGAGTCTTTTTCGGCACAACTCAAAAGAAGGGTCCGAAATGCACCTTCGCCATATTTTTTGAATTTTTAGAGCCGCCATCCATTTTCGTGCGAGAGTTGGAGTGAGCGTTTGCTCAGGGACCCTTGCATAGTACCACTGAATGTCTGGGTTCATGATGACTTGCTCGAAAGTGAGAGTTGGGTTCATAGACACAATCTTCCAGAACCACGGCAGGTGCTTGTTTTCGAGGATAATGTGTGCGTCTACAGTCTGTGACATCTTCATCCAGTCTATGCTCGTTTGGATTCTTTCGAGTGCGTGCGCATCAGATTGATCGAGTATATCTGGTTTTATATATTGGTACTGCCACGGCAAATCTGGAGAATCTTTGGCGAGTTTCCATTTTACTCGTTTCGAGTGATCTGTCCATGCAGTTTCATCGTATCTGTGCTTGTACAGTCGTAGAAATTCTATATCGGATGGTTCAGAAATATCTTGAAACATGAGTTCCTCTATTCTCCATGACAGGTTTGGATACGTGACCATATCTGCGAAGGTTGTGCCAGCCTCCACTGTCAGGATGTACCAGTCCCATGGTTTGTCAAGATTACGCAAAATAACGTCGATCGTTGGGTAACATTTGCTGAGCTTTGTCCAGTTCCATGACCACTCTCTAAATGATTCCACCCAGGACCATTCAAAATTCGGATTCTTCACGAGCTGATCAGGTCTCCATCGTTCATCTCTGTACAACTCAAGTACGTGCAGAGTTAGACCAGGGTGTACACTCAAAGTGAAGAAAAATTCAATTCTTCTTTCCGTACCTTTTGGAGGAGCCCATCTTTCAATGTTTCGCACCAGAGAAAGTCTAAGATATTCTTCCATTCTATGATTAGGGATGCCTTATTTTGTTAGGCCAAATGGAGAAATGCATGCAATAGTAGTGTACCAACCAGACGATAAGACTCGCAAGGTTCTCGTAGGGCTCGAGAATGGACTCTCAAGGTGGTTTGGATTCGATGAGATACATGTTATCAATGGAGAGTATCTAATTCTTCAGAGCTCTCGCAATCTTCTGATTCAATAGATAGTTTTTATGATAGTCTGTGACACCATTCAGAATCTTTCTAGAATTACCATTTCCCTGAATACGAAGATCTTCATAGTATCTTATGGCTGCGTTCATGAAATCCTTATGCTTGAATGACGGACCAAGTCTCTGCTGAGCAGTGAGAATAATCATCCTTCCTGTAAGAGACGGAAAAGCGCGATGAGTCTGTTTTATAGCCTGATATGCAACCTCCTTCCTCATTCTTTTTATATGTGCACAGATTAAAATGGCGTCGTTCGTAAATCCTTTGATAAAATCTCAAGAGCAAGCCCACATCTTTCACCTTGTGACGGATAGCTATTCTACGCATATGGCTCTCAAGGACTATTACACTGCTATACCTGCCCTCATTGATAGGTTCATTGAGACATACCACGCAACTCACAAGAATCTGGGTGCTTTCAAAGGATCAGGGAGACTGTCCCGTGATCCTAAGAAGGTGATACCATATTTCAAAGCTCTCTCTTTAAAGATAAAAAAGGCTCGTTTACCGAAATCTGAGCCGTGGCTCGATAATATACGCATAGAAGTCCTAGAACTTATAATGAATACTATATATAAGTTGAAACTTGATGGGAAGCCTCGCAGTCGCACGTCCAAGAACAGTGTCGTCTTCATTCAAAACAACAAGAACATCAATGTCAACAACTCTAACGAGGCAAAAGCTACAAATAATAGAAGAGCCCAGAATAGTGTATACCTTACGGGCAGCCCCAAATACAATGTTGGCACTAACTCCTCCAGACCGAAGAACAGCCGCGCTTAGCTTTACAGATGAATATTCTGCGTATGAGTTCGCCAGACTTTTAGAATCTCATAGATCCGCCACGAAAGAGTGGCCAGACTTGTCAAGTGGCAGGGTTCACTTTCATGATAACGGTAGCAGGAATCTCAAAATTATCGACATCTTAGAATGGGAGCTCGACGACCTCAAGAAAATATGTGCTACACGGTTCATAAACATGATACTCATCGACGATTTTATTTCAGATAAAAACCTACGAGGCCATTATCTCATGTTAGAAGCTCCCACAGAAGACTTTGCGAGACATCTCAACTTTTTGTGGGGAATTCAGGAATGAATGCATTTCCACTGAACAATTCTTTTGTATATTTTGTGCACAGAACCAGAACAACCTGTGCCCAATCAAGTGCGTCATTTGGACCGACTGGCAGTCCCATTGGATTGTCTTCGAGCACATGTACATAGTCTCGCGCTTTTGATTGCGTCATTTTTTTGAGCCAGCACACATGGCTCTCCTTCGAAGGATCAAAGTCTTTGAGAAACTTTGACATTTAAAGAACATGTGTACTAATCTTTAAAAGTACATATCTGGAAAATATACAGGTCTGTATGTGGGGGTCACATGTGTCTCTTTTCTGCACAAGACACATTTGACCTTTACAAGTTCAGCTGCTCCACCATCTGGTTCCCATGCAATGTCCCCTGAAAGCACCCCGATTCGAACTGTACAACTCTTACACAGCTCGTGTCCGCACACAAGTGATACCCGATTATCTAATATATCGAGCAGGTGCTCGTAGCAGACTGGACATTCTCCTATTGATTTTGGACGCTGTGTACTCAGTGCCAGTGCGTTGCACTCCCTGCACATGGCTTCAGTTGTAGACATTTTGCTTTGGCAGGTTATACAGTTTTTCAGAGAATCAAGATGAAAAAATAATTGGCGAATATGCTCGTCAGTGGTGCATGTAAACTCCCTGTACACCTTCCAATGAGGACCAAATCGAACCTTCCACTTGTCTTCGCATATTTTTATAGAAAACACATTACCCGATGGGCTTGTGTGTTTCATTCAGTTTTTAAAGCAACTCTTCTTTACTTGTTGCATCCGCACCCCTTTTTCATGTATCCTGAGGTACCCATGGCCATTGTGTCCACCATGGCAGATGACACTGTCTGCATTGCCATTGGTGCTGTAGACATACCCATGTCAGCAACCATTCCTGGTGGTGCTAATGTACCTGTCATTTCAGACGCGTACTCCGCCAGATTACACAGGGAATATCCGCTCTTCTTGACAAAGAGAAACCAGAATGCAGCAAACACGAGAGCAACGAGCACAACCTTCTGCCAGTCTTTCATTTACTAGTATCACACATTTTTTCACTCGTCAGACCATGAGTCCTCATCATCCTCATCTTCGATCTCATCCGTCTGACTATCTTCGTCTTCGTCTTCGTCCGTCTGACTGTCGTCGTCTTCCTCATCTGAGGGGGTATAATCAGAGTCAGAGTCTGCGAGCACAAATCCGCCCTGAACTTCTTCAAACCCAACTACTGTTTCGTCCCCTGTATTCATATACTCTGAAATAGAATCCTCGTCAATCTGATACACCTCGTCCTCATATGCGTATATCTTCTTTCCCTTTTCAGACTTGTCAGTTGGGCTCAGATATCTTATGAAATATGTAGAATCCTTCACGTCGAATATCTTTGCAAGTAGATGGATTGGTTTTACCCCCCCAACATCAGTATACACCTTTACAAGAGTCATTCTGGTTATCCATACCATATATTTGTTTAGGTGAAATTGCTCGTCCTGATTATTTGTCCACTTTCTATATTTGTAATTGTGAATACTGCACCTATTCTCACCCTGTCACTGAGTAAGAGTGTACCGTCATTTACTAATTCTCTGAGTAATCCTGGTATAGTGGACCATACGTCATCAAGAACTGGATCGTGCTCAACTTCCATAGTCATGCTCTTCACTTGGAATCTACACATGGGGCAGGTGGTTGATCTATCGAGCCAGTGGTACACACATGTAGCATGAAAAGAATGGCCACAGGCAAGAGAAGAAGTATCGTCTCCTTGGCCCAAACGTTCCAAACAAATGGGACATTTATCTGAATGTTGGAAGCACATCTTTTGGTCTCCCATGGCGGCAACTTTACACCTTGTTCCGTCTTTTGTGGTCCCTTCACACCGACCCATCGCCCTTGTATTATTTTCGGGTACAATTTTTAGTAAACAATGACGAGCTGTTGCTCTCAGGTGTCAACCCTCAAAATGTTTCAGAGCACAGACATCAATCGAGATGCTTTTCAGAGGTTAAGAGTGAGCAATCCATTCACCCTGTTTGATTCACAGAATAGATATGATATATCTGATTTGTTCTTCAGCAATGTGTCTGGAACTGGAAATGTCACTTATATAGCAAACCAAAGTACGGCGGTCCTGAACACTGGTACATCTGGTACTGTTATTCGACAGTCTCGAAATGTATTTGGTTACCAGCCAGGAAAATCTCTTCTACACATGAGTACATTTGTAATGGACTCGGGTAATGCCACTCAGAGGGTTGGAATTTTCTACGAATTGAACGGATTGTTCATAGAACGGTCTGGTGGGGTCACTTATTTCGTAAAGAGAAACGATGGTACAGATACACAGGTGCCACAGACTCAATGGAACATTGATAAAATGGATGGACTTGGTCCTAGCAAACTCACACTTGACATGGCAAAGGTTCAAATATTGTGGATAGATCTAGAGTGGCTTGGTGCAGGTTCGGTCAGGTTTGGGTTCTGTATAAATGGAGAATTTATACCGTGTCATGTAATGAATCATGCGAATATTATTGATTCTGTATACATGACCACTGCCATATTACCAGTAAGATATGAGATATCTGGTACTGCAGGGACACTGAAGCAGATTTGTTCAACAGTCATTTCAGAGGGTGGCTATGAACCAAGGAACCCCTTTATCATTCAACAAAGAGGAACAACAACTGCTGACTCTGTGACACTTTCAAATGCTGGAACAGTATATCCAATTATTTCTTTGAGGTTACGATCAGACAGGCTTTACAGTCTAGCAGTATTCAAACAGGCTGACATATATGTGACGTCTTCCTCCGATGGTATTGCGTGGTACATTATAGCAAATTCAACCCTGACTGGTGCAAACTGGACAAATCATCCAATTGGTGCGATGACCCAATTCGACATAAGTGCAACCAATCTGTCTGGAGGTAGAATTGTAAATGGAGGGTACATTGTGTCCAGGGGTACACTCCAATTTGATCCATTAAACGCAGTACCAATCGGCCAGCAAAATTTTGGGACGAGTGAGATTTTCACCTTGGCCGCATCGGGATTCTCGAATAATTTAAAGATTGCGGCAAAGATTGGTTGGTATGAGATTTAGACAAGAAAAACCATAGTAGGATTGCAATGATAACCCCTACGCCCCCCATCAGATAATAGTTCACCTTCTTCTTTGGAACTGGTGGTAGTTCCACAATTGGTACTGGTTCTGGTAATTCGATACGTTCTGCGGATGGTTCTTTAACAGTGTGATATCTCAGTACTATTGAATTATCGTCGAGTCCATTGAACACAAGTGGTACTCCATTTCTGTCGAGCCAACGTATAGTCAGTCTGCTTATCGAACCAATAGGTGCTTTGAAGGTTGCATACATCTTGTAGTCTGTGTTCTCCTTGAAGAACTTGACAGATCCTGAGGGTACATCAAGGGGTATAGCTCCAAAAAGTGTATTCACAGTAGACCCTGAGAAGGTGTTCCCGGCGAAAGATTTGCAGTCAACCATAGAAGATCTTCGGAATTCCTCGATATCAAGGAATACAAAATCATTCGTGCACAGATCAGCTACATTATCTGCTACTACACTATATACCCCTGAGTTGAGAATCCCTGTGTGAACCCTTGAGTCAAGCCCGAGAGCCTTGATCATGTCTGACGACAATGCATCAATTGTAAATGCAGATGTTGACCAGAATGTAAATTTACCAGTATCGCAAGAGTAATCTACAAATAAAGAGGTTTTGGCTGTGACTTCACTCGCAAGTCTGCATGCTTCGTAAAACCCGGGAGTAACGGTGAACTGTGATCCATTTACAGTTATTGTTCCTATCGTAACATTATACATTGTGTTTGGAACCTTTGCAGATACTAAATCTATTCTGGTAATATTGTGAATGGGAGAAACGAGATCAAGTTTGTATGAATTGCTTTGGTCTGATGTGGTCCTATTGTTCGAGTCTACAAAGATGAACCCAGACGTCATACTTACTTAACATTTCCATCTTTTTTCACAGTTCAAACACGTGACAAAGGTGGTCATGGGTTCATCTGCTGAGCGTGTCTGCAATTGGTAGTATGTCGTCTTGTCAGACTTGCATCTGCCACATTTGAAAAGACCGGCGCCAGCCGCCTCCTTTCCAGTTTTGGTCTCCTTTGCTGCAATGAGCTGCTTCGTAAGATCATAGGGACCACCAGGCCACAGAACATCTGGGGAAACGCTCGCTACCGACTTTGTGGAAATAGTCCCATTATCAATAAGGTCAAAAAGAGGTCCATTTTCCAATGCATTCTTGATACCGACCCATTTGCACTTGTATGTGCTGCGAAACCCGTGATACTCCCACGTAACAGGGCTCTTGTGTTCCTTCATGTGCCTCACTGTGAAATTGAATATACTCTTTTCAATATTCACCGCGACAGGCTCTGAAAAGATCGTCCCCAGGTACTCCCTGACGTATTCTCTGCACTCATCCATTTATATAAGTAGGCGAGCAACTTCAAATGCAATGGAAATAACTTGAGAGCTTACAAAATCAGTGACAAGACCTGTTGTGACCTCAGCCTTGTGGAACAGTGCCTGGTTTGTGAGGCAGGTTGCAAGGGATGCTGCCGTTCCGTGTGTCGCCCTTCGGACAACTCGTTTGATCTTGGGGTTCCTTGAGACTCGTATGACTCTGATCGTCGCCTTGACAATGAGACGCTTAGCCATGCTTTGCACTAGTATGATTGGTTATTTTAGTCGGGCTCGCACATCCTTTGCAGGAAGCAGCACATACGTCGACTCTCCATCTTTCTAGGGACCGGTCTCACCTTGACCAAGGTCTTTTCTTGTCGGACTTGAATTATAGCCTGTTTGGCTGCATCAAATGAGTCAGTTGCTGATAAGACATCAACTTCTACATCTGATCCAAACAAAACGACCCATCTCCCAGGTTCCTCCTCCATTGCCCAATGCCTCGTAAAATCACAATGATACATTTTGTCTACAGCATCAGTATACTTTGCCGCCTTTACTTTTGTGCCACCAGAGAAGACCCACTCTGACATTTACTGCGTAATCCGAGAGATTTCTCAAGTAGGCTCTGTTCTCTCTTTAGTGGCTTTGGACGTTTCAGAACAAGCTCTTCGGGCGCCTGAGAAACCTTTTTTATTGTAATTTCGGGTGGCTGACGTATCTCATTTGGAAGTCTCGAAGTAACTTCCAGTGATCCACTGCGAAAGTCTTCTATCGTCAATGGTCCTCCAAATTGTTTGAGTGTGTGTCTCTTTGGAGCAGTTCTAATTGGGGCAAGAGATCCCGTGAGTCTCTTCTTCATAAGAAGAATCCACATTGCATTGATAGCCTTTGTCGCAGAGTCTCTGTCAAGATTGTACGCCTTGACGCAATCAAAAGAACAAAAATGACCCGTTGTGAAAAACTGATCCTTGAGATCATCATATTTATATGGAAATCCTAATGGCTCTGACTCAAATGAGTGGCAACACCACCAGCACCACATTCATACTTAAAGATCTTCATTCTCTAATACAGCCTCTGTGAACTTTGTTCTCACACCAACCATTGCATGTGCAATAGATCCTATGATGAACATGATGATGAGGGCGACTATAAAGTCAACCTGAGCCCATCTGGCAAATAGCCATGCAAGCAAAAATGTGCCGAGTACATCGACTATGGCTATATCGAATATACGTATAGCATGAGGACCTGTTCGTGGCTTGCCAAATATATCTTTGAGTTCCATTTAAAGTGACCATACATGTTAAAATAAATGATTCTCCTCAGCATAGATGTCGGGATTCGCAACCTCGCTATGGTTCTCTTGGACTCATCGACCAATAGGATCTCCGAGTGGGTCTGTGATGGAGTCCCACCAGAATCTGATGACGGCCTCTTCAAATCACTAAAGACTCATCTTGATGCAAAGGAATGGCTGTCACAGGCTGAACTTGTACTCATAGAGAAGCAGCCTGATCGTAACAAACGTATAAAGTCAGTAGAACACTTTCTGCACACGTACTTTCTGTGTCAATGTAAAGAGGTTCGTATATGGGATGCGAGACACAAGATTCCTGATATCGTGGGACCAGGGAAGAGGCAGTACGCAAAACGTAAAAAAGCTTCTGTGGATAGGTGCAGAGAATTCATATCAACCAACCAGTCAGAACTTGTTGGTTTCTTTGACAAGCACAAGAAGAAGGATGATCTCGCAGACTGTATGATGCAGGCTCTCTCTTTTACAAAGAACCAGAAGGCACCTGCGGATACAAAGACCAAGGCGAAAACTGCAAGGTCTCCTACGGAGAACCAGACTGCAACCAAGTACTCAAAGTCAAACCTTGCATGGCTGTATAAGAATGGTCAGAATGGTACAGCAAGGTTCCAAAAGGACTTGAAGAGGTACTATTCGTCGGTAGCAGAACTCATTTCCGAATTCGGGCTCTGAGGTTTGAATTTGGGTCGGGTTTCTTTTCTGGCGCCTTTCTCTTTGTGACGAGAACAAACTTGTATACTCTTGCAATAGCCCATTGTTGAGCAGTAGCACCTGGTCTCGAACCACTTGTTTTCCAAGCCTTCATACCCCTGTCATAGACTATATTCAGGGTTTTACGATTGATACCAGTTCTTTTTGCTATGATGTTCTTATTGAATGGTACATCAGGGTATACCTTGTGAAACATAAGGGTCCACTTCGATTTCTTTGGTTTTGCAAATGCGTCAGATCTCTGCAGGGTTGGATGCTTGGTCGTCTTTCTCTTTTCAAACTCCTTCTTGCGTATACCCTTCATATAGTCACTGAGACCTGAAAAGTATCTCTTGGGCAACTTTGTCATTTAAAGATTGGCCACTTTTTATACGCAGAAGAATGTCTTTCGTACGTCTTGTCGACCATATGGGATCTGACGATGCAGTTGTGCAGGCTGCACGAGTATCGTATGGTGCAGGGACAAAGACTGTAAGTGACGATCGAGCACTTATAAGATATCTTCTCCGTAACTGGCACACAACCCCGTTTGAGATGGTTGTGTTCAAGTTTCACATCAGGTGCCCTATTTTCGTTGCGAGACAGTGGCTGCGTCACAGGACAGCAAGTGTAAATGAACTGTCTGCGAGATACTCTGTGATTCAGGATGACTTTTACGTCCCAAGTCCATATTCTGCACAATCCTCAAAT